AGGTAGACAAACACAAGCACAAGCATCAGACTGGAGAGTCAAACTCCAGTTGGCTCCTAACAGCACGTATCTTTACAATGCTGCTCCTTACCCAGGAAATCCATCCAGTGGCCCGGGACTAATGGCACCACTGAAAGAAACCGATGGAGTTATATTTCCTTATACGCCAGCAATTGACACAGCTTATAAAGCCAATTACGAATCTTACGATCTAACACATTCCAACTATCGTGGATATTTTTACAAAAACAGCTATGTAGATGTAATCAATATTCGAGCTACATTTACAGCACAGGATACCAAAGAAGCCAACTATTTGCTGGCTGTGATACATTTTTTCCGTAGCGCCACAAAAATGTTTTATGGAATAGATACTCAAAGAGGCGCACCGCCCCCGTTGGTATTTTTGTCTGGCTACGGCGATTACCAATTCAATAATCATCCTTGTTTGATCAGTCAGTTTAACTATCAGCTTCCGCCTGACGTTGATTACATCAGAGCGCAGAGTGCATTAAATGCCAACACCAATATGATTGCCAATAGAATTAGAAATCCAATTGCAAACAATCCAGTGAGCTACATCGCTAATCGACTGCTCAACAGTAACCTGTTGCCAGGCGCCTTGGATTTTAGACCCACTGTTGGTAACCTGCCTGTGACTGATCCTACTTATGTTCCAACCAAAATGGAAATTTCTATATCATTGTTGCCAACACAAAGTAGATCGCAAATCAGCAACAATTTTAGTCTACGTGAATTCGCTGCTGGAAACTTATTGAGAGGCGGTTACTGGTAATGGCAAACTATAATTCAACTAGCCCATACTTTACCACGGGCTACAGTCAATTTTATTTGGATGTAATGGTCAACAGGCCTATTCCAAAATTACCTGACGATTTGCAGTGGGTAATCACAGAGACATATCAGTATAGGCCTGATCTATTGGCATATGATCTATATCAAACATCAGCACTGTGGTGGGTATTCTACCAAAGAAACCCTAACACACTGTCTGCCCCGCCACTGGATTTCAAAACCGGAACTATTATCTACTTGCCTAAGATCACCACACTACAACAGACGCTAGGATTCTAACATGTCTAGTTTAGTTGAACTTGAAATTGAATATCAAAGACTAACTGCTGAAAGAAATGCGCTGGGCGATAGATACGTTGCTGGCGAATTAAATCTGCTGCCAGAGATAAAACAAATCAATAGCCAACTTAGATTGATTATTGATCAAATCGAAGCACTGACCCCGAGAAACAGTGCGGGACAGATTATTGAAAACGACAAGGCCGCCAATCGGGATCTGTCGCAAGTTCAATCACCTTCTACCAACAATGAGATTCTTGTTGGCACGCAAATTCAACAGCCACCTGATACCACTGCTCCTTCTAATGCTTTGGGTAGGTCAGACACAATCACAGTTGACACTGGAACTAATGCTCCAGTGAGAACAACTGTGGAAACACAGGGCGTTCCGCCTGTGAATTCAGATGTAGTTAACACAGGGCTAGGCACAGCAGGACAAGTCAGCACAGGCCCAATTCGTGCACCAGGAGTTCTAGGACCAGGTGGAATAGGCATAGATATTCCTGTTGCAGGCGGCACCGCCGGCTTTGGCGCCGCCAACGAGGACAGTGGACAAGTTCAACCTACCACTGGCGCAACAAATCTAAGTCAGCCAGTTGGCACCAGTAATGTTGTATCTTCTTTGAATTCTGTAAATTGGGACAACAAGATAGAGGCGCAACCCAATGTATTAGATCAATATGCCAGTTATTCTTATCAAGCCAGTCTGTATCTTGTAGACAAAAACAATGCTGACAGAATCTTGAATACCGGCAGTAGAGATTTAGGCAATGCAAAACTTTTAGTTCAGTCAGGCGGCGCTGCTCCATCGACCCGCAATGATTTTTTTAGTTTAGACTATTATATTGATAACATTGAACTGCATAGTTTTTTTGTAGGCAAAGCCACTAGATTGGCGCACAATGTCAAAGAAGTTAAAATGACTATTGTAGAGCCTAATGGCATTAGTTTTATACAAAATCTTGACGCTGCTGTTCAACAGTTTATAGGCGGAACAGCACAGACGTATTACGAAAATGATGGCACTAACTCAGTTGCCTTGCCAGCTAACAAACTTAATTTTACCAGTCAAATTTATTTGTTGGCCATTAGATTCTATGGTTATGATCAGCAAGGCAATCTTGTTCGCACAGGAGTTTCCAATGGCACCAGCGATCCAACTGCTGTTGTAGAAAAATTTTATCCTTTGATTATCAGCAAAGTAGGATTTAGAATTGCCAGTAAAGCTGTTGAATATGAAATACACGCCAAAGCACCACCATACTATATCAATGCCAGCCAAGGCAGAGGATCAATACCATTTAACTACGAATTCAGTGGGCAAACAATTAAAGATATTTTGGCAGGACCGGCAGAGTATAGTGCAGGACAAAATGCAGTCACCGCTGGTTCAAATTCTCCCAGAGTTGAATCTAGAACCACATATGATATTGAATATCAAGCAGACCCAGCCACAGGAGTAGCAGTCCCTGTGGTAGTGCCCAATACTACTTCTGTTGCTGTGGTGTCTCCACCGGCCAAGGCCAATGCAGTTACTCCAAAAACTGCCACAGTTCGCAAAGGATTGATGGCTGCCCTAAACGCTTATCAACAACAATTACAAGATAAAAAAATTATTCAATACAAAGACGAATACAATATTGAGTTTGTATTAGACAGCATGGCATCGGCCACTGTGACACTACCTGGATTGAACAAAAGTGGCACATCAATGAGCCAACCAGGCACAGCAGCAGATCAAAAGCTAGGATCCAAACAAAGCATGGACCCAGCCACTCAAATTGAAGGTATCACAGCAGGAACTCAAATTGTTCAAGTCATTGATCAAATCATAAGACGCAGTAGTTACATTAGAGATCAACAAACACAAATTGTTAATAACAAAAACGGTGATGTCAGTCCCGGACCGGGCGCAAACCTACGAGACACAGCTTGGTTTAAAATTGGATTCAAAGCAGTGCCCAAGCTCAATGAATACGACGAAAAGCGAAACGATTACGCATACAAAATAACCTATAGCATATCTCCTTTTAGAATAACACAATTAAACTCTCCTTATTTCAAGCAACCTAGATATCTAGGAGTTCACAAGGAATATCAATATTGGTTCACAGGAAAAAACGCATCAGTTTTAAGCTACGAAGAAAATCTTAACTCGCTGTATTACATTGCAATGACCAATAGCAATCTTGGAGGAGCTACTAGCTCAACCTCAGGTGCATTAAACATCAACGAGCTATTGAAATTTTCTCCAGTTACTGCCAGTGGCCAGGCCACACAAGGTGGCGGCACAGACAAGACCATGGAGCCTCAGGCCAATGCAGCTGATCAATTGTATAGTCCCAGCGACCTCAAAGAATGCAACATGACCATTGTAGGAGACCCTGCATGGTTACAACAAGGCGAAGCATTCTCGTTAATGGCAAAAAATAGTCCTTATTATTTTAATGCATTTCTTCCTGATGGAACAATTAACTTTGATGCCCAGCAAATTTTGTTTTCTGTAGGATTCAATGCCCCTAGAGATTATGATGTATTAACTGGATTACAACAACCCAGTTCTAACACTTTGAATTCAACCACACAGTTAGATAAAACACTGCCGACTCCCGGCGGCGGAAGTCAGTTCAGTAGAATTTATATTGCCAAAGAATGTATTAGTAATTTTAAACAAGGCAAATTTACACAACAACTCAAAGGCTCGTTGATGATTTATTATCCTCCTGGCAGCACAGAAGGACGTAAGCCAGTCACAGAACCTGCATCAACTACCAGCGCACAGGCCGCAGCGTCTAAAACAACCGCACCAGCTTATGTTCCACCAAGGTCGTCGGTTACTAACCCTGCTCCATCAACCTCGTTGGCTAAAGGAGTTCAACAAATTTTGAATCCTCCAACACAGTTAAACGAACCAACTTTGGACCAGCTCAAGGCAAGTCCGGCTTATATACTTGCTCGTCAAGGCGGCGCAACCCCTGCAGCAGCGTTGGATGCAGCTCGAGCTGCATTTGCAGCAGGAACAAACAATTACAGCGGAACAGCATTGCCTGGCATAAGATATCCTGGGCAAAACATAGTTAGGGATCCATAATGGCAGAGAATATACAAAGAAGTACCGGAAGACCAGAGAATTACAAATTTGACCGTGGCGGCACACCTGCGGAAATGGGACCATACATTGGTATTGTGGTCAACAATGTAGACAATACTCGAAGTGGAAGGCTACAAGTTTGGATTGAACAGTTTGGATCAACCAATGTAGATGGCACTCCGAATTTAAATGATCCGTCTACCTGGCGAACTGTGAGATATTGCAGTCCTTTTTACGGCGCAACCAAGCAAAGTGGTGCCGCTGGCACAGGAACTTACCCTGGAAATCGCAATACCTATGGCATGTGGTTCACTCCCCCAGAATTAGGAACACAGGTTTTGTGCTTTTTTGTCAGCGGCGATCCTACCATGGGCGGATACTATATTGGTTGTATTCCTGAAGATGGGTTGAATCATATGATTCCAGCCATTGGTGCAAGTTCTAACTATCAAACCAACAACGCTACACAGCAACAATATCTCAATGGCGTGCCCTCGGCGCCTGTCACTGAAATCAACGACATTGACACAAAGATAACAGATAACCCAAGGTTTTTTGAACAAAAGAAACCGGTGCAAAGCACTGTTGAAGGCATCTTAATACAACAGGGATTGAACAAAGATCCTGTTCGAGGTCCTATTAAAAGCAGCAGTCAACGTGAAAGCCCGTCGAACTGTTATGGCATTTCTACTCCAGGCAAACCGATTTACCAAGGCGGTTACAGCGATAAAACTTTTAAACAGGCATTGGAAAAAGGACAGGTAAAACTTCAAGACATTGCAGTAATTGGCCGCCAAGGTGGGCATACGTTTGTCATGGACGATGGAGACATTGATGGCAATGACACACTGGTTAGAATAAGAACAGCCAAGGGTCATCAAATTACTATGAGTGACAACGGCGATGCCTTTTTTATCACACACGCCAATGGTCAAACCTGGATCGAACTCGGCAAGCAAGGCACAGTTGATGTCTATTCGACCAATAGTATTAACTTGCGTTCCGAAGGTGTGTTGAACTTTCATGGCGACAAGGGTATTAACATGTATTCTGGTGGAACCATACGAGTCAAGAGTAAAAAATCTACATTGCTAGAAAGTGCAGAAAGTTTGCTCATGAACAGCGAAAAATACACATTGTTGTCGGGCAATCAAAACGTAGGTGTTCGTAGCACAGGCAGTTTAGCACTTCAGAGTAAAAGCGGTAGTTGGAACAGTGGAGCCCAGCTTAACTTCAAAGCAGGGTTGATCAACTTAAACGGTGCTGCTACAACATCAGTGGCAGACATGCCAGCTTTTCCTAACTTAACACTGGCTGACACAGCTTATGTCGCAGGACAAGGATGGACGGTGAAACCAAACAGTTTGGAAACTATAGTAACTCGAGCCCCAACACATCAACCTTATGCCAACCAAGGGCAAGGTGCCGACGTCCAGGTTAACCTTAATCCAACTGAAGTGGTGGTGCCATCAGCGACCAGCGCCAGCGCAAAAATTTACGAACAAGTCAATGCTACTTCAGTTCAGAATGAACTTAATGCAGAACAATTATCAAAGGAACAACCATCAACTACAGGAATAGGACCATTGTCAAACGGACAAGTTACTGCATTAACTGCTGCTACAGCTACAAATCATGCAGCACAGTATCCTGCTTACGACGACGACGGCAATCTCATGCCTGATTTTGCTATCAACGAAGAAACCGGTGAGCCTTACTACATTGGGCCAGACCTAGACACAATAGGCATTGGCAAGTATGGACAAACTGTGGACGGTGTGGTCACTGCTGGATTGGTCAAACCCAATGTGTTGGATTTGGTAAAACAAGGAATAAGTCTAACATCAATTTTGTCATCTGTGTCGGCTTGGACAGGACAGTTAGGGATCGGCAGTCTTATTAACTATTTGACATCCCCTAGCATACAAAATTCAGCACAAATCGGCCTAATGGCTTCTGCATATTCAGGGCTGCTCGACGCTGGTGTGATTACAGGGCAAGAAGATGCACGTTTTGTTGCTACGTTTTTACAACCAGCTACAGAATATGGTGTCTACGATGTTGTGCAATGGGTTGATGGATATCCAACTACCACTCCAGTTGAAGATTTAATTTCTTCAGCTAGAAGAGGTCAGTATGCTATTGATTTTTATCAATATTACGGTCCAGACCTCAAAGTTGAGGCATTGGCCACAGCAGCTGAAAACACATTAGACGCTACACAGCGAGATGTAATTGATCAAGCTGTGGCAGACATAATTGGAAACCCCAAAGTTCCAGTTCCTCAATACACAGATATTCCCACTGTAGTGTCAGACACCACAGCGGCCACAGTTGGGGTCAATACTGAGCTGCAAATTCAACCAGATGATACCATACTCAAAGTTCCTGTTGTTGTGACAAATGCACAAGGCGATGGCACTTTCAGATTGGCTCCAGGCAACAGCAATAAACAAGGTTAAATACAATCATGCCTGCATTTATTGGTTTTAACACTCAAGGACAATACAAAAAGTTCACGCTGACAGATTCTGCGTTAATTAAACGTGATTTTCTAAATGCGTTAAACATCAGACAAGGTCAGCTACCTGGTCGTCCTGATTTTGGAACTGTGATTTGGGATAATTTATTTGACAGCCAGTCGAACGAAACCAATCAAGCTATAATCAACGAACTGCAACGAGTAGCAGGCGGTGACCCCAGACTACAGATTGCTAGCATAGATATTTTCCCCCAGCAAAATGGCATCTTGTTGCAGGTTGAATTGCAACTTGTGCCTAGCACAGATGCCGAGCGCCTAAGCATCTTTTTTGATCAAAACACCAGAACTGCAAGTTACGTTTAACTACGCCGTTTTTGTTGTCCATAAATAAACAAATAATGGACTACTATGGCTAAGACTACTAGACAAACCGCTATTTTTGGTGTTGAGGATTGGAAGAGAATCTACCAAACCTACCGCGAAGCAGACTTCCAAAGCTACGACTTTGAGACTCTACGTAAGAGTTTTGTTGATTATCTGCGTTTGTATTACCCAGAAACTTTCAACGATTACATTGAAAGTTCTGAATTTATTGCATTGCTGGATCTTATGGCATTTATGGGCCAAAGCCTGGCATTCCGCAACGATTTAAATGCCCGCGAAAATTACATAGACACCGCCGAACGTAGAGATTCAGTAGTGCGTTTAGCAAATCTAGTAAGCTATACTCCAAAACGTAATATATCTGCGTCAGGCTATCTCAAAGTATTTTCTGTAGTAACAACAGAAAATATCACCGATGTCAATGGTATTAATTTGGCCAATGTAACTGTAAACTGGGCCGACCCCACAAACTTCAACTGGCAAGAACAGTTCACTACCATTGTCAATGCCAGCTTGGTCAGCAATCAACGAATTGGCCGTCCAGGTAATCGCACAACAATTTTAGGTGTTGATACATCAGAATACACAATCAATTTGGTTCCTGGATTCTTGCCTGTTATCCCTTATTCTGCCAATGTTGACGGCGTCAACATGCCTTTTGAAGCAGTTAACGCTACAGCAGTTAACAAAGATTTTATCTATGAACCTAGTCCACAGCCCAATGGCGAATTCAATGTGTTGTTCCGCAACGATCAACTGGGATTTAACAGCGCAAATACTGGGTATTTCTTCTTGTTCAAGCAAGGTGTTCTACAAAGCCAAGACTTTAATCTTGCTGACAGAGTAGCCAATCGCGCTGTGCCAATCAACATCGAAGGTTGTAACAACGATGACCACTGGCTATACCAACTTGACAATGTAGGCAGCATTGCCAGCGAATGGCAATGGGTTGAAAGTGTATATGCCGCAGCCGCAGAACAAACACAACCGGGCGTTCGTAAATTATTTTCTATCTCTAGTCGCGCAAATGATCAAATCACATTAAACTTTGGCGATGGCGTCTTTTCTCAAATCCCAGTTGGAACTTTCCGTGCTTATGTTCGTGCTTCCAACGGATTGCAATACATTATCAACCCAGAAGAAATGCAAAGCGTGGTGATACCAATTAGCTATGTTAGTCGAACAGGCCAATTGGAAACTATTACATTTACATGTGGCATCACAAATCCTGTGAGCAATGCACAGCCTCGTGAAAGCATTGATGAAATCAAACAACGTGCGCCTGCTCGTTACTACACACAAAACCGCATGGTCAACGGTGAAGACTACAACAACTTCCCGTTCACTGCATACAATTCAATTTTAAAATCAAAAGCATTGAACCGTGCCAGTATCGGAACCAGTCGGTATCTTGAACTAGTGGATGGCACTGGTAAGTATGCGTCTACCAATGTATTTTCAAGCGACGGTGCGCTGTATGAAAATTATGCTTTGCCTAGTTTTCAATTTACCTACGCTACCAACAATGAAGCATCAAACGTAATCACCAATCAAATTCAACCTTTGTTGCGAGCCAGTCTCATGCAACAATTCTACTATGCTGAATTTACAAGACCCAGCCTGATTCCATTAGATGTTAGCTGGAATCTTAGTACCACTATTGCAAACACCACCACTGGTTATTTTAAAAACAATCAAGGTTACCCTGTTGCAATAGGACCTTATACTAGCGACAACAAAAAATATATCACTGTTGGTAGCTTGGTTAAATTTGAGCCTCCACCAGGCTATTACTTTGATGCCAACAACCAACTTAAAGTGGGAACACCAACAAGAGCTGATGAAAAATTAGTAATCTGGGCTAGCCCAACCAAAGTCTATATCGACGGCACCAACAGCGGTATTGGTAATTTTTCCAATGGGGTAGGACCAGTGTCATTGAATAACTACGTGCCTACTGGCGCAGTTGCGACACAAGTTATTCCTATCTTCGTCACTGACTTGCCAGTGGCGTTTGAAAAACAAATGCTTGAACAAATTTTGCTCAACAGAAACTTTGGCATTGGCTACGATAACCTAGGAACTGTTACTGGAACACCAAGTAGTTGGTATCTGATTACATCAACCAATCTAGATCAGGACGCAGCATTTAGTTTAAGCAATGCTGGCAATACATCGGGCACAAATCTCGATGCAAGCTGGTTAGTTCAGTTTGTAACTAATGGTAGCACATATACTGTGAGTTCACGTGCGCTGGAATATTACTTTGGATCTGTATTACAAACACGTTTCTTCTTCTATACTAATCAGCAGGTATACGACAGCAGAACCGGCACTGTTATTAAAGATTTTGTTAATGTTTTAAAGACAAATAGTCGTCCTGACAGTTCATTGCCGCTGGCTGGAGACATCAAATTAGACATTGTAGATCAACCAGTTCTCAGCGATGGATTTGTAGATGATTTCCAAGTGTTTGTGAGTTTCAAAGATTCAGACGCCGACGGCGTGCCAGACAACCCAGATTTTTTCAACGACATTGTTGCACCATCAGTGGATCCCACTACAAAATTGGTGTTCTTAGAAAAGACTGTGGACTTTGATAATCTTGAAAGATATTTGTTGGTTGAAAAAGGCCGTGTTAATTCAGAATATGCAACAGTCAATGACATTGAACTGGTCAAAGAACAGTATGTTGACGGACAAATTTTTTATGCATACAGCACACAAATTTTCTATGAATTATCAATCAGTGTTACCACAGGTCTACGAACATTAACAGATGTTACCAGCAACTGGATAGCACGAACTGGTCGTCAAGACTTGTATTTTCAATATCGTCACAATTCTCCATTGACATCTCGTATTGATCCAGGAACTACAAATATCATTGATCTCTATGTAGTGACTGTAGCTTACTATACCGCTTATCAGAATTATATCAAAGATGTCACTGGAACTGTGCCCGAGCCAGCTGTGCCTACCATCAATGAGTTGACAACAGCGTATCAAGGATTGCAAGATTTCAAAATGATTTCTGACACTGTGGTTTTGAATTCTGTAGACTTCAAACCTTTGTTTGGTAACAAAGCAGATGAAAGCCTGCGTGCCACAATTAAAGTAATCAAAGCATTTAACAGCACAGCCAGTGTAAGTGAAATTAAAAACACTGTTGTTGCTAACCTCAACAATTACTTTAGTCTAGATGCTTGGGACTTTGGAGATACATTTTATTTTTCAGAACTGTCGGCCTACTTGCATGCACAAATGGGAGACATGATTAGTTCTGTAGTGTTGGTTCCATTGAACCCTCAAAAGAGTTTTGGAGATTTGTATGAAATACGATCAGCACCAAACCAAATTTTTGTAAATGCAGCTACAGTAAATAACATTGAAGTGATTGAAGCATTGACTAGCACTAATTTAAAAACTGCACCAGGCAGCGGAGTAATATAAGATGGCAAGAGTTAGAACAGTAGAATTTTTACCTGAGATTTTTCAAACTTCTACAAATAGACAATTTCTTGCGGCCACCTTGGACCAATTGGTCCAAGAACCAGCATTTACTAAAATTCAAGGTTTTGTTGGTCGCCGTGTTGGCCCGGGTGTAAACCCCGATGACGAATACATCAAAGAAAGCACTGATGTAAGAACTGATTATCAACTCGAACCGGGCGTAGTTCTAAAAAAACGTAACACAAATCAAGCCGATGATGTTATAACTTACCCAGGCATAACTGATGCATTGAATTTAGCTGGCGCATTAACAAACAACGCAGATCGTCTTTATACCAGTGATTATTATACATGGGATCCATTTGTTGATTTTGACAAATTTGTAAACTTTAGTCAATACTACTGGCTTCCTGCTGGGCCTCTGGCGGTAAATGTGTTCGCTGGTGATTTGCCACTTACTAATTCCTATGACGTTACCCGAGCCAATGGTGTATATACTTTTAGCGGAGTCAAAGGGGACAACCCTGACATTACTTTGGTACGTGGCGGAACATATCAATTTAATGTTGCACAAAATAACAAAGAAACAGTTAACTACAGAGTTACCACTGATGGCACCAGCGCATTTGTAATTGATTACGAAAACAACCCATCACTGACCTTGGTTCGTGGCAATACCTATGTGTTCAACTTGGTAAGAAATGAATATTCTTTCTATATCAAAACAGATAATACACTAGGCACAACCAATCAGTATACCAATGGGGTCACAAACAATGGTGCATTTACAGGCAACATTACATTTACTGTGCCTCAAGATGCACCTGACACATTGTATTATACCAATGATTTGATTAAGAATCTCCAAGGTGTGATTAATATTGTTGACGCTGTTCCAGGCACCGGACCTGGTTTTTGGATACAAGTTGATCCAGGCACCAGTGGAAACTTAATTGCCACTCCAAACATCAATGGCCGAGATGTGTTGGGGGTTGTTAACAATGGAGAGGATCTAGGAACTGTTACATTCAACGTTCCATTGTCAGACGCACAAAATTTTTATTACACGCTACCTAGCATCAATAGCTCATTGCCTAACAATGGCGTAGACTTGATTACTAATTTGAACTTCAACGAGATTAACAATAATACAGTTGAATCCTTTCTACTGACTCAAGGTGGCATTGACAATATTTCTAATCTTGACGGAAAAACTCTGGTATTCCAAGAAACCAATGCAGGATGGGAATACACAGTAATTGGTGCCGGCTTTGGCAGCGGGTTTGACGAAGCTACACCTGTGCCAGACAATCAAAAATACGGTGTATGGCAGATCAACTATGTTACTATAGATGGTGTTCCCTATATCAAATTGACCAGCATACTTGAAGTAAACAACTACGAAAAATTTGATATTTTGTCTGGCAGCAAGTATTCCAGCACAAGTTGGTTTAAAAATGCCAGCGGTGTGTTTGAAGAAATTCCTTTGTTAACCGCAGTTAAGACAACATTGTATTACCAAGACGGCACTGACCCAGAAATATTCGGACAAATACATCTAGTGGATCAGAACAATGCCAACACACTGGACGTCAACGATATAATTGGACAAAAAAATTATATCAGCCCCAATGGTGTAACATTCACCAACGGACTTAAAGTTACATTTGTTGGCGAAGTAACTCCATCTAGATATCAGGGCAACAGTTATTATGTCGAAGGTGTGGGCACTGCAATTAAATTGTTACCAATTACAAACTTTGTAACACCAGAAACATATACTCAGAGTGCTACCATTCCCTACGACAGTTTAGCTTACGACGTAGGTAACTTTGACGCTAGCTTAAATCAACCTGAAATTCCTGACTATTTGACTATTAATCGGGCTAGCCAGGATCTAAATCCATGGACTAGATCAAATCGTTGGTTCCATATTGACGTCATCAATGCCAGTGCAACTTACAACAATACCATTGCTGTTTTAGACAATAATTTTAGAGCCAAGCGTCCGATAATTGAATTCCGTGCAGGCACTAAACTATTTGATTTTGGCACTGAAGGAAAACAGCCAGTGGACATCATTGACTTCAGTGAAACTGATGCAATGAGTAACATCAACGGAACTGTTGGTTACAGCACAGATGGTTATACATTTATCGATGGATCAAGAGTAATTTTTGCCGCTGACCTTGACCCTCAGGTCCGCAACAAAGTTTATGTTGTGCAATTTATTGTCCCAGATACTGTGCCGCCACTGATTGCCGAACCAATAATTAATCTTGTTCCTGCCGCTGATGCTGACGTCTTGCCTAACCAAACTGTAGTTTGTTTGTCGGGCATAGTGCAACAAGGAAAAAGTTATTGGTTTGACGGTGTAACCTGGATACAGGCACAACAAAAAACTGAAACAAACCAGCCGCCGTTGTTTGATGTTTACGATACTGCTGGCATTAGTTTCAGTGATAGATCTAAATATCCTTCGACAAATTTTGTTGGATGCAAATTATTTTCTTATGCAGTTGGAACAGGCACAGACGACACTGTTCTGGGATTCCCATTAAAGTATCTAAGCCTCAGTAATGTCGGGGACATTGTGTTTGATAACAATCTTTACACAGATACATTTGTGTATACAAAAAATTCTATATCAAGCACTGAATCAGTCAGCCAAGGTTACGTTCGAGAATACAGCAGTAGACTGGCGTTTACCAAAGAAATTGGCTGGCAACCTGCTGTTACTAAGAGCATTGTTAGACAACAATTTAGATTCCGTTACGATGGATCTCCATTGGTATTGGATGTTCCTGTAGACAATACAGCACCTGTGCCAGCATTGCAAATATTTGTAAGTGGCATCTATGTTGATCCAGGTGATTATACTGTTGAAATCTCTGGCGATACAACTACAGTAACAATCAATACCATTGATGAATTTGGTGGAATTGGGTCTATCATTGAAGTGGATGCAATTAGTTCAAAGGTTAGCAAATTTGCATTTTATCAAGTGCCTGTTAATCTTGAAAACAACCCATTGAATCAAAATAGTCCTAGCTTTACTCTAGGGACTATTCGCAGTCACTACGAGTCTATTGGACAAAATCTCAAGAATATTGCTGGACCAATCAATGGTGCAAACAACACACGAGATCTTGGAAATATTATTCCTTATGGTGAAAATATTCTGCAACAAAGCGCACCAATGACGCTGGCTGGATATTTTATGCGCAGTGCTGGATACAACATATTCAATTCTTTGGAATACAACAGCAGAGAGTATGAAAAATTCAAAGCACAATTGTTAGACACTGCTACAAGCAACGATTATACCAATTACACAATTCCTAATATGTTGACAGCAGTGATAACAGACATCAACATTGGAAAAACAGAAACATACCCGTTCTACTGGTCAGACATGTTGCCTGCTAGCTCTAACTTCACACAACGAGTTACTACAGTCACCCCAATAACAACCAATGTGTTTGATCTCTCGACTACCTATGATTTTACCAGCTCTAACTACAAAGGGCTATTGGTATACCTAAACGATAGATTGCTTACAACAGATTTAGAATATGTTGTTTCCACAGACGGCCCAAGATTAACAATTACTATACCGTTGTCAATTGGCGATGTTGTTACTATTCGCGAATATGCAGCCACCTATGGAAACTTTGTTCCAAATACTCCTACAAAGCTAGGACTATACCCTGCTTATCGTCCAAGAATTTACATTGATACAAACTATGTTAATCCACAGTTGGTAATTCAAGGTCACGATGGAAGCATAACCATGGGATTTGGCGATTTCCGTGATGACTTATTGTTGGAATTTGAAACACGAATTTACAATAACTTAAAAGTCAAGAGTGAAATTCCATTGCCGGTTACTGAAGTAGTGCCTGGACAGTTTAGAACCACAGACTATACACTAAGCGAAGTAAATCAAATTCTAAGCAAAGATTTCTTGAACTGGGTAGGCTGGAATAAACTCAACTATCAGCAACAAGATTTCATTTCTAACAATGAATTTACTTGGAATTACATTTCATCGGGCAACAAGATAACTGGACCCAATGAATCGCCAATGCCAGTGGGCGCCTGGCGAGGACTATACCAATGGTTCTACGACACTACAAGTCCTAATACGACACCATGGGAAATGCTAGGATTCTCAGTTGAACCAACATGGTGGCAAGATGTCTATGGCACAGCACCATATACCAGTGATAACTTGGTTCTTTGGGACGACCTTGCACAGGGCAAAGTTGCTGATCCTGCCGGCGAATACTATCTACCGCAATACGCTAGACCGCAACTGACACAAATTATCCCCACTGGGTCACAAGGTGAACTGCTCAGCCCATTTGACAGCGTAGTTGGATATTATGATGCGAGCCAGTATCAAAAATCATGGGTGTTCGGCGATGAGGGGCCTGTAGAATATTCATGGCGCAAGAGCTCAAGCTACCCATTTGCTGTCATGCGCTTGCTTGCACTGACACGACCAGCAGAATTCTTCTCATTGTTTGCTGATCGTGATCTATACAAGTTTGATACAGATTACAATCAATATCTTTACAACGGACGTTATCGTTTAGATGCCAACAGCATTCAGGTATACGGTGATGGCGTAAGCAAAGCAAGTTATATCAACTGGATTGTTGATTACAATCAACAAACAGGGGTCAGCAGCTCTACCTTGTTGGCAGAAGATCTTGCCAGCCTTGATGTGAGATTATGTTATCGTGTTGGTGCATTTACTGACAAACAATATTTGAAAATTTATACTGAAAAATCCAGCCCCAACAGTTTGAATACGAGCCTGCTATTGCCCGACGAAAGCTACGATTTGTTGCTGTATAAGAATCAGCCATTTGAAAGAATAGTTTACAGTTCGGTTATCCTGCAGGTTGTTGAAGATGGCTATGCAGTGTATGGATATAGTATTATTAATCCATATTTTGAGACTTTAGTCAGCAAGACTTATGGAACCAAGACCACTATCAGTGCAGGCGGCCAGGCTATATCAGTGCCAAATCAATACACAGACCAAGTAGTGCAAGTTCCATACGGCTATGTGTTTACTAACAAAACAGTGGTAGTAGACTTTTTATTAAGTTACGGGGCATTGCTAACTAGCCAAGGATTGTTCTTTGATGATCAACAAAATGGTCACATATTAAATTGGAATCAAATGGCCCAGGAATTTTTATACTGGGCAAACCAAGGTTGGGAACCAGGTGCAGTTATTAACTTGAACCCCACAGCATTTAGTTTAACAGCAGGCAAAGATCAAGCAGTGATTGACAGCATAGTTGTTCAGACACCAGAAAACAGTGTGTTGGATCAAAACAGAACTACTATTCCTGTGAGAGATTTAGTTATAGATCGTTATGATAACGTATTTAGAGTCACATCTTTGAGTCAGCAGACTATAAGCTACATTGATTTGAAGTTTACAAATTACGAAAGTATTGTGGTTCTCGACAATGTCAGTGTGTTTAACGATTTAATCTATGATCCAGTGACCGGCGCTCGCCAAGGCCGCGTGAACGTAACAGCTATAGTCAACTCTGATTGGAATGGTCAATTAGATGCACAAGGATTTATTTTCAACAATGCTGCCACTATCAAAGAATGGCAACCGGAGAAAAAATATTCCAAAGGCGAAATCGTCATCTACAAAAACAATTACTGGTCAGCGCAGACTATTGTTCAACCTAAAGCATTGTTTGATTACGGCGATTGGGTCAAGAGCGATTACACTAAAATACAAAAAGGTTTACTGCAAAATATTCCAAACCTCAGTGATCAGTTAGCCAACTCATATAATACCACTACTGCAAATCTTGAACTTGATCAAGACTTAGTTGCATATGGACTCATTGGTTTCAGACCAAGACAATACATGTCGGCGTTGAATCTCAACGATGTTAGTCAAGTCAATGTTTACCAACAGTTCTTAAAGGACAAGGGAACCATACGCAGTGTTAGACTAATTGGCAATGCCAAGACAGAAAAAGAAAGTGCCGAGTATGATCTTTTTGAAAACTGGGCCATATTAAAAGCAACCTACGGTGCTAATGCAAACCGTAGCTTCATTGAATTACGACTAAACGAATCACTGTTGAATTCTGATCCTAGCACAGTCCAGGTAATAAATGTAGGACAACAAAGTCAAGCTGATCAACAAATTTTGCTCGGCGATCTGTGGAGACAAAGCTATAAGATCCCAAACACTGATATTTTCCCTACCACAACAATTTCAGTGCAGGACTCTTCTTTGCCAACAGCTGGATATGTCAATTTGAATGACGTTGATATAACAGTATTTTCATTGGATGCTAAATTAGAACTGGCACCCGGTGTGTTGAATACTATCGGTCTTGGCAAAACAGTTTGGGCAGCTAAGGTCAACGATTATGATTGGAATGTATATCGTTGTGCGTCTGTTCCAGGACGTATAACACAAGTATCTTCAAATCTTAATTCAACCAGTGTTGTTAAGTTTTCAGGACAACACAATCTGTCAGTCAATGATGTAATTGTAATTAGATATTTTGATAGCACAGTGGATGGTGTTTATCGTGTGCTGGCTGTGCCAGCTGCTAATACCGTAGTGTTGGCAATACCATCTACTAAAACTTTATCTGGCAATGGAATCGCAGTGGTTCTTAGAACCATGCGAGTTGCTCAAGCCAGCGATGTTATTAATCTCAGCTATGCTAACAACCTAATAGCAGGTGCACGAGCATGGGTAGACAACGATGGCACTGGTCGTTGGACAGTGTTAGAGAAACAAACACCATTTTCTGAAACTACAACAGAAACTTTGCCGTTGGATGCGCCAATCTATCAATCTCGATTTGGAGCAAGCATCAGCCAAGGATACAACAATATCATTGCGGTTGTTGGCGCACCCGGATATCGTGTAACTGACAGTTCTCCAGCAGTAGGGGCAGTTTACCCTTATCTCAGAGACAATTCAAATCAGTATGCCGAAACAACGTTGTTGAATCTTGGCACAACTGGAACATTGAATTACGGCAATGCTGTAGATATCGGTTATCAAAGTTGGTTAGCTGCCGGTGCCAGCGCATCTAACAACAATATGGGTTATGCAGCAGCTATCTATCGAGCAACTGATAGCAATGCGTTTGAACAGCGACAACTACTGGTTGCACCAGACCAAGATTTTGGCATTGGAGAATTGGGCTATGCAGTATCGGTAAGCAAAGATGAACGATGGATGTTCATTGGTGCACCGGGAAATAATAAAGTTTATGCATTTGCAAAAAATGACGTTGAATTACAAGTCAAACGATTTGTCACAGACGGCATAGTAAAAACATATTCATTTGCAGGTTCGATCGTTATAGACCCTGCTGAACCAGAACAGATCAGCGTCGTCTACAACAACAAGTTAATGACATATGGTATAGATTATACTGTATCTGGGACCAGTGTTACCTTGACTAACTTGCCGCCTAAAGGACAGTCGTTGATTGTTCAACGCAAGCAGGCACAAGCATTAGATAATAAAACGTTCTATGATGTTCAACAAACTTCTACATCAGGGTCTGGCACAGGGGCTAAATTTACCATTACAAATACTCGTGGAAAATACTATGCAACACTGACTGATGCAGGAACAGGCTATCTCATTGGTGACACTCTTACATTTGATGGTGCCAATTTAAGCACATCAAATTCTTTGCCTAATCTTCCAACTACACCAGCAAATGATTTAGTGATCACAGTCGCTGATATCAACGGTGCCGGCGGGGTCACTGAAATTAATTCAACACTAAGTGGATCAGGAATATCCAATAACTACATTTTCCCAATAGATCCATATTTGTATGGCGTAACCAGTATATGGAATATTTCTGTCACAGTCGATGGCATTTTACAACGCCCCTTTATCGATTATGATTTTAATACTGACAGTGCTTATGCCAATGACGTTGTGTTTAACACCATTCCACCATTGGGTGCAAGCATTGTGGTCACTGCAAAAACCCAATTCACCTACGTTGATACTCTCACAGTGCCTGGAATTGGCTCTGATGCAAGATTTGGTTCTAGCATTGCCGAAACAGACACAGGGCGCATGATTGTTATTGGTGCACCAAAAGCAGATTCGGCCACTGTTGACAATTCCGGCGTTGCTTATGTATTTGATCGTGGGGTCATCAAGTATATTGTTGACGATGTGTCTCAAACAACATTTACATTACCTGCAGGATTTATTGATCCAGTGTCAGTAACTCTCAATGGAGAATATCTAACAAATTCTGCACAATACATCAATGGACAATTTTCAGTTGTTGGTTCAACTGTTGTATTAGACAGCTCAATAACTTTGTCTATCGGTGATATAATTGAGATTGAAAACAATATCTTCACACAGGTTCAAGCTATCCCAGCTGCTTCGCCTTTTGATCAATCTCAATTCAGTGCCGCGTTAGATGTCTGCCCAACAAATTGCAGTTTGTATATTGGTGCTCCATTGGACAGCACATATCAAGTTTCTCAAGCTGGCTCAGTTGATCGCAGAGTCAACCAATCGAGACTATATGGGGTTATTACATCAACCAATGCTAATCCAACACTAACATCTGGTGACACTGTTAGAATCAACGATCAATTGGTCGCTGTTCCAACATCACCAAACAACACTGTATCGGGGTTAGCAGCAGCTATTAACAGCTCAGGTATCCCTAATGTAACAGCATCTGTGACCAATGGCTTGCTGACTGTGAACGTTATTAATCTAGAAGCTGCAACAGAATTTAATAGACTCACAGTATTGCCTGGACCTTCGGGCACAGCATTCGATGATTTGGGATTTAACATTTATGCATATACCCAAACCATCCAAAGTCCAAATCCAGTTGAAGGAGCACAGTTCGGTTCATCGGTGTCTATATCAAGTGATGCAACTACATTGATTGTTGGCGCACCATTTGGCAACGTATATGAACCTGTTACATTTGACTCAGGCACAACATTCTTTGATGAAAACAGCACAACATTTTCAACCGTTGTTGCTGAATCTGGCGTTGTTTATTCGTTTGATTATTTGCCAAGCGCCACCCCTTCGGTGTCAAACCCAGGAAAATTTGCATTCGGGCAACAAATTTACAATAGCTCAGTGGCTAACCTTGACCAATGGGGAGCCGCAGTTAATTACATGACCGGACGATTGCTAATTGGTGCTCCAGGCAGCGACCTAGGCGACAGTGCAGTGAACTATGGCAAAGTATCTGTGTTTGAAAATCCTACTAATCGCCCTGCTTGGTATCCGATACATGTGCAAGAGCCAGTGGCCGACAGCAGATTGTTTAATTCTGTGTTCATGTATAATAAATTGCAGTCGAGCAAAACACATTTCTTTGATTGGATCAATCCATTGCAAGGAAAAATTTTAGGCGCAGCAAGACAAAACATTGACTACATTGGATCCGATGACCCGGCCAAATACAACACTGGTCTGGTGAACAACAATGGAAACTTCTGGGCAGACCTGCAAGTTGGACAAATCTGGTGGGACATCAGCACAGCTAGATTCATTGATCCTCGCCAAAATGATCTAGTGTATGCGAGCCGACGCTGGGGACAACTATTCCCTGGAAGCACCATTCAGATTTATCAATGGACTGAAAGTTCTG